GGGTTCGTGCTGGCGTCGGGCCGCACCATCGGCAATGGCGCGTCGAAGGCGACCGAGCGCGCCAACGACGACACCAGGGCGCTGTTCATGCTTCTCTATGGCGGCATGGCCGACCCCCAGGCGCCGGTGATCGGCGGTCGCAGCCAGAATGGGGATGCCGCCGCCGATTTCAACGCGGGCAAGCAGATCACGCTGCCGGATCTGCGCGGGCGGTCGATCTCCGGACTCGACAACATGGGCGGCGCTGCCGCCAACCGGCTCGACCTTCAACTGGCGAGCACGGTTCCCGGTGCCTGGGGCGGCGAGCAGACGCACACGCTTTCGGCGACGGAAATGCCGCGGCACAGCCACGCGGCCACGGTCTACGACAGTGGTCACGCTCACACCCTGGCCTACGTATCGTTGGGCGGGGTCGCCACGGGCGGTTACCAGGCCGGCGGCGACATGGGCGAGTCGGATCGCGACACGAGCACCAGCACCACGGGCATCAGCGTGGGCATCGGCAACAGCGGCGACGGCGTCGCGCACAACAACGTGCAGCCGACGATGGTGCTCAACTACATCATCAGGCTCTAGCGCTTTCCTTCCCATGGCCACCACCACACCCAACCTCGCGCTCGCCAAGCCCACGGTCGGCGGCGACCGCAACGTCTGGGGCGCGTCGGTCAACGGCAATGCCGACATTCTCGACGGCATCTTCAAGCCCGACGGCACGGGCAGCGCGGTCGGCCTGGCGCTGGGCGCCGGCAAGGTATGGAACGCGCTCGCCGGCGCGCTGAACGTCGCGGCAGGCGTGCTCCTGCTCAAGGATGCGAGCGACCCCAGCAAGGTCGCCAGGTTCGACGCCTCGAAGATCGCCAGCGGCGCGCTGCGCACCTTCACCTTGCCCGATACCAGCGGCACGCTGGTGCCGACCGGCGTGCCGCTGCCGTTTCTCGGCACGACGGCGCCCGCGGGCTTCGTGCTGGGCGCCGGCCGCACCATCGGCAACGCGGCCTCGGGCGCCACCGAGCGCGCCAGCGCCGACACGCAGAACCTCTTCACGCTGCTGTGGCCCACCTTCACCGTGTCCGGGGGCAGGGGGGCGAGCGCGGCGGCCGACTTCGCGGCCAACAAGACGGTGAGCTTGCCCGACCTGCGCGGGCGCACGCTGGTCGGTCTCGACAATATCGGCGGCACGGCGGCCAACGTGCTCACCAACTATGCCGCCACGACCGTGGGGGCCGCGGGCGGCGAGCAGAGCCACACCCTCGGCTCGGCCGAGATGCCCGTGCACAGCCACGGCGTCAGCGATCCCGGTCACGGTCATGGCGTCAGCGATCCCACGCACAGCCACGGCTACCCGGCCGGCGCCATTCCGCCCCAGGGTCCCTATACCGGCCGCAGCACCTATGGCGACGGCACCAACCTCGCAACGAACGTGACCGACGGCGCCTCTACCGGCATCGCCATCGTCAACGCCGCCACCGGCATCACCGTCCAGAACGGCGGCGGCGGCGGCGGCCACAACAACGTGCAGCCCTTCGTCGCCGTCAACTACATCATCGCGCTCTGATCATGGCCTGGCAGAAACTCCAGATTCCCCCCGGCCTCGAGCGGTGGAACACGCCCTACGACACGCCCGACCGCTGGTGGGACATGGACCAGGTGCGCTGGCAGTCGGGCTCGATGTGCCCGATCGGCGGCTGGCAGAAGCACGGCACCGCTCCGCTCGACAGCCCGCCGCGCCGTTTCGAGGTGTGGCGCGACAACCTGGCGAACCTCATGGTGCTGATCGGCACCGACAACAGGCTCTACGTCGATGAAAGCGGCGGCTTCACCGACATCACGCCGCCCGGCTTCACCCCGCCCGGCACGGTGAGTGCCGGATCCGGTGGCTACGGCACCTGGGGCTACAACGCCGAGCTTTACGGCAAGCCTCGCTTGAAACCCTCGCCCCTCTACTCGCCCTACGGCTACTGGACGATGGATCAGTGGGGCGAGGACATTCTGCTGGTCGCCAACACCGACGGCCGCCTGTTCTACTATCACTACCTGCCGACGACGACGACGACGACGACCCAGAGCGGTCCTCCCGTGCTTCCTTCGGTGGTGAGCACGGCGCCCCCCGGCAGCAACGGCGTCGTGGTCACGACCCAACGCCACGCCATGCTGATCGCGCCGCAGATCGGGACCGACAGGCAAACCGGGGAGAGGAACTCGATCGCCTGGTCGAGCCAGGAGGACTATGCCGACTGGAACTTCGCCAGCACCACCAACACGGCGGGCTGGCTCATGGTGAAGACGCGCACGCCGCTCCTGATCGGCCACAATGTGCGCGAAGGCGTGCTGGTGCACAGCTACACCGACGTCTTCCTCATCCAGTATGTCGGCCAGCCCTATGTCTATGGCGGCACCGACCCGATCAGCGACACCTCGCTGTTCAATCCGATGAGCATCGTCACCTTCGGCGGCAAGGCGGTGTGGCCCTCGCGGCTCGGCTTCCAGCTCTACAATGGCGGCGCCGTCACCATCCTCGACTGCCCGATCCTGAACAACATCTTCGCCGACATGGACCCGGTATGGGGGACGTTCCGCATCCACGGCGCGCACAACGGCCTGTTCCCCGAGATCTGGTGGTTCTACCCGCGCAAGGGGAGCGACGGGCAGGCCAACTCGCAGTGCGACCGCTACGTCATCTGGAACTACGTCGAGAACTGGTGGGGCTGGGGGTCGCTCGCCCGGTCGGCCATGGTCGCGGCCGGCGCCAGCCAGCGGCCCTACATGGGCGGCAATGACGGCTGGGTCTACGAGCACGAGGTCGGATGGCTGGACAACGGTGCGAGCCGCGCCGGCCAGGCGTTCGTCGAGAGCGGGGCGCTCGGCCTCGGCAACGGCGACACGACGGTCGTCGTGCGGCAGATGCAGATCGCCACCGGCACCGCCGCCAATGCCGTGAGCGTGCAGGCGATCGGCCGCTACGCGCCCGATGGCCCGGAGTACAGGACGAACGCGTTCACGCCGGGGGCCAACGGCTATCTCGATTGCCGCTTCCAGTTCCGCGACACGCGGCTGCGCTTCTCCAACGCGCGCGACGACGCCTTCGCGATCGGCGTCGTTCGCATGGACGTGTCCCCAGGCTCGGGCCGCTGACCCGCGAGGCCAACGTGATCGTTTCGTTTCCACCGCCGCCCTCCGGCCCGTACGACCAGTACCTCGGGCAGTACCTCGGGCGCGTGCTGGACGTGATCCGCCGCGCGCTGGCCAGCCTGGTCAGCGTGAACGAGGCGACGCCGCGCATCATCCTGCGCTCGCCCGGCGGCAGGTTCTACGACGTCACCGTGGACGACAACGGCAATCTCCTGACCGCCGTCAACACGGGCAAGACCAGCCCGTGACCCTCTACCGGAAGCGGTCACGGACCGGAGTCGCCAACTTGTCCCTCAGGCGGCCGGGTGATGGGCCCAACAGCGAGGCCAGCTCATGCGCCACCCGTTGCGCGACGATGGCTTCGCCTTTCTGGCTCCAATGACCATCGAGCTTGCGATAGGTCTGCGGGACCTTGTCGAGGTCCTGGCGCAGATCGACGAAGTGCAGACCTTTCCGGGCAAGGGCGGCCGCCAGTCGCGTGTGCATTTCATCGCAGATGTAGTTCCAGCCATAGGGGCGTGGCCAGGGCTTCCAGAACTCCACGTAATCAGGATCGACGCTGCCCACTGGCACCAGGAAGACCAGCAACGGGATGTCGCGACCGCGCAGCAATTCGTCGGCGGCCTCGATCCAGGAAAGCGTCGCCTCGACCTTGCCGTCGCCCGCGAACTGCGCGGCATCCTCCCGGGTTGCCGGCACTTTGAAGTCCCAGGTCTCCCAGCTCATCAGCGAGTGGAACATCCAGTCCAGCAGATATTCCTGCTCACCATCGTGCGGCAGGGCGATGTCGAGGAACCGGTTGTTGCCGCGGGACAATATCTCGGCAATGCGCGCCTCCGATAGTTCGGGAAAGTGATACGTCCTGATGTAGTTCACGAGGCGCTTGAGCCGGTCTTCCGGTGGCGCGGTGATGGCGGCATAGAGAATCTCGTCCGCATCGGGCGGGGCCTTCGATTGCGACCCCAGAAATTCCGAAAGGTTCAGCCGATTGACGAGCAGCCAGTTGGCGTGCGGCATGATCCAGCCCAGCAGCGAATCGCCCGGGGATTCGTCGATCAGACGCGGCCACACCGAATAGCCCCCGTCGGCCGCCACGAAGTCGTTGCCGGCGTAGATGAAAAGCAGGACGGCATCGGGGTGGAGATCCAGCGCCACGTCGCGGATGCGGTAGTAGTAGCTGCGCGGATCGGTTCCCCCGACACCGAGATTGACCGCCTCGATCCGGGGTTGCTCGGGAAGCCGCTTCTCCACGGCGGCGGAAAGCGACAGGGGGGTAAACCAGGACTCGACGAAACTGTCGCCGACGAAAATGGCACGAGAGGTCCCCGGCAGCCTGGCGATGGTTCGCTCCTGGTCGCGAATTCCCCAGGAATTGTCGGCAGCCGCCAGCCACGGCTGGCGCCTGAAAGGTGCCGACAAGGTTCGCGTTGTCCTGGGCTCCCTGGAACTCAGGGCCCGCGCCGGCCAGGACGGCGTGAAGAAAGATGAGAGGAATTCAATTCCGGCCAGCGTGACCGCCAGGAGAATCACGCCAAATACGGCGCTGAACGCCAGTCGCCTGCGATCGACCATTGTTACCCGATACCCGACCCGAACACGTTGCGATCAAAATGTCGTCTTGTCGCCAACGTGTCGATGGTCAATCGCGAGCAGTTTGGCAAAGCACGCACGCAACCGCGTTACGCGATGGAGCGTGTCCGACGCGAGCGACCGGGTAGCCGGTGACGCAATGCCATGGTTCTACACAAGAGCGCCCGGCAGTCTGCCCCCAGACGCCCGCCCCTGACGGACAATCCAGGTCGCTCGCAAGGATGGCAAGACCAGGCTCCAAGCTGCCGCCCGAAGAGATCGTCCGCCGCATCGAGCGGGCGCTCGCGCGCGAGGGCACCCACGGCTGGGAGGATGTCCGCGCCAGCCTGCTGAAAGGAAATTCGCGGATGTTCTGGAACGATCACGGCGTGTGGATCACCGAAACCGTCGATACCCCGCGCAAGCGCCTGCTGAACGTGTGGATCGTGGCGGGCGAGTTGCCCGGCGTGATGGAGCTGCAGAAGGACGTGCAAAGCCACGCCGCTGCCATGGGCTGCCAGTCGATCGTGGCGACGGCGCGCCGCGGCTGGAAGCCTGTCGCGCGCGCCTTCGGCTGGAAGGAGCAGGCCATGGTGATCACGCTTGCGGTGGAGAACGGCTGATGGGCTCTTTTATGGGCGGCAAGGGCGGTGGCGGCGGAAGCCAGAACAGCACCACCTACCAGAACCAGAATTCGAGCAGCACGGTCTCTCTCCCGGACTGGTTCCAGGACGCGGCCCAGCAGAACATGAACCAGGGCCTGCAGGTTGCCGACAACCTGCTCACTCCCTATTCGGGGCAGCGGGTCGCCGACTTGTCGCCGGGCCTGCTGTCCGACCTGGGCGCGCTGCAGGCCAATGTCGGCTCGACCAGTCCGGCCTTCTCGGCGGCCCAGGGCACGGCGAGCAACCTGATGGGCTACCAGCCCGACCAGGTCCATGCCGGCACGCTGCCGCAGATCGACCTCTCGAGCTACATGAACCCCTACACCCGGAACGTGATCGGATCGGGCCTGCAGGCGATCGACCGCCAGCGCCAGCAGGCCGACGACCAGAACGCCGCTCTCGCGCACAAGGCGGGCGCCTTCGGCGGCTCGCGCTTTGCCGTGCAGCAGGGCGTCACCGACGCCAACGCCGCGCTGCAGGCGGGCCAGCTTGCCTCGCAACTCCAGGCGCAGGACTTCGCGCAGGCGACGCAGAACGCCGGGGCCGATCTCAACCGCAACCTGCAGGGGCAGTTGGCGAACCAGTCGGCCAACCTGCAGGGTGCCAATCTCGACCTCAACGCCGCCAATGCGCTGGCCGCGCAGGCGGCGCAGGGCCAGAACGCCTTCCTGCAGGGCACGATGGCTGCGATCGGCGGCCAGCAGATCGACCAGCAGAACCGCCAGGCCAAGCTCGCTGCCGCGCAACAATACTATGGCGAGCAGCAGATGTTCCCCTACCTGAAATGGCTGATC